GTCTATAATACTATTTTAATAAAAAATAGGACTAATTTCATACAGAATGTGTAGATTTCTTTTCTGTCCACCATTTTACTAAAATTGCTCATTTTCTGGTAGTGGTATTGTATCGGATGCACTTTCCAATAATGGGATTAACTCATTATCAATATAATCACATATTTGTGCATCATCATTACCTTGCATATATCCTTCTAAAATATAAAGAATAGTTGATATTTGATCTAAATTCATATCAACGGATGCTGTTATTTTAGGTGTGATAGTTACTTTCATTTTCTTATTTCGTAGTAAATGTTGGTGATCTCATAACCTGATTTGTCTGTAATTAGATCAATTAGGTCATTTTCGTTGTTTGCTTCGTATCGTCCTAAATGCCGATCTCTAAGTGCAATTTCCTCATCATAAGTAAATTGTAAATCTGGGTCTCCATCCCCTATCTCATCTAAGTAAAACTCAATATCAGTTACTAAGTATTTCATGACTCAATTAACCTCAATTCTTTATAATTATGACACATAATCCTTTGATTATCGTTATTAATTAATACAGTACGATTTGATGCAGGTGTATAACCTTTTGCATCAATTTGTCCTTTAATGTAGTTAATTAAGACATAATAAACTCTATCATTAAATGATACTAAATCACCTACTCCAATATGGTAAGGTGTATGATATTGATTATTTGGCATTGTAAACCTCATGTGAAAGTACTTTGTTAAATACATTTTCCTGGAGATCGGTCAATTCGAAATCCATATCCCTGAGAATGTCATATAATTTGATGAGTTCATATTGCTCATCAAATGTTATTGCAAATAGGTTCACTTCATCACCTCGTCAACTAGGTTATCGTAGGTTTGGATGTCCCATCCTTTTTGCTCTGGTACATCCATTTCATAAGCAAACATAACTAAGTCCTGTAAGTACTCAAGTTGTGAATCTGTCAATTTTAAAGTTTTCATGATCTTATACTGTTATAAATGGTTGATTAAGTTCGATAGGGTCGGTTTCATTCGCTAGAAATATATTACTAGCAACGTGATAACCCTTATATGATTTGTTGTAAACTATTACATCCTGTAATAGTTGGTCATCAGTTAAATTACTGAGTTCGGTTAATAGGTCGAGATACTTCATTAATTACTCCTTAAAATGCTAGTTCGAAACCATTTACAAAATCTTCAGATAGATTTTTGTAACCTACGAACCACTCCCAGTTCTTCTGAAATACTCTTGCACCATAAGAAAACTCATAGCAAAGTGCATTTAATCTTGATTTGGTGGTGTTGCTCTGCCATCCACCATCAAAGAGAATTAAAGAGTTGTTTGTAACAGTTGCAATATGGTTGCCATGTAGGTAAACATTAGCACCTTCTGAATCATGCTTCACCATTGTGTTGCTGTTGCTGAAGTTGCTTCCGTTGCGGATTGCTCTGTTCATTGCTCTTTCGATTTGTCTCATGAATTCTCCTTTGAGATTGATTTGGGTTAAGGGTCAGGTGACGTGAGAGGCATAACCCATGACTCCGTTTGACCCTTATGAATCTATTATAGTCGATCAGGTCGCTTATTCTATATAAAATGGACACTCTTTTAACTGTCCACTCAATATTTACTTCGTTCGCATTGTATGGTAGGTGATATGCTATTGTAGTTTATGGTAAGGTTTATTGTAGATAACAATACCAATAGTGTTAAACATATATTTCTATACATCATTTAGAAATATAATACTATTATCTTGTCTTGACCAATTATCAGGTATTGCATCAGGTGGTGGTATGAGTGGTTCATATCTACCTTTTGGAATAGGTACTAATTTTAATCTATTATTAAGTGAAAATCGATCTATCAAAATATCATTTAATACATTAATCGATTCATTCATTTGTTGATAACCTCTACCTACAAATATCTGACCACTAACCACACTTATGGTTGCGATTCCCCAAAATAGATAATAAAATCTACTTTTAACTTGTGCTTTAATTTTAGTCTTTTTAGTTGTGTAATCCTTAACCATGCTTAACCTCGAAATGCTTTTTAATTGTTAAATGTCTGATTATCTCAAATAGTTTACTGTAGTCAACTCCTTCCCACTCTGTCCACTCTGAAACATAATCAGATTGAGATTTATCATATCCTCCTTTTGTATAGGTGGGTGCTGACATTAATTCATTATTAGTATCGAACCAAAATGTTCTTCCGAACTCTTCAGATACTATATAATTCTCATCATTATAAAGTTTTCTGTTCATTTAACCTATCCTCCATTGGTTTTTTAAAATCGCTGTTTGCATACTCTTTGATTTCTTTAACAACATCATCAAAGGAATCTTCCCAATAATTAACACAATCGTCTAGAAAATCTTGCTCAAATTGTGAATCTACATATTTTGTTAGATCATCAAATACATAATTAACTAGATCTTTTGTTGACATATTATCAACTAATCTATCAACATAATGATACTTTAGTTCCTCTAGTTCTTTGTTTGTTAGTTTTGGATGTGTCATTTAATTGTCCTCTAGTGATTTGTCTAGTTTAGTTTCATCAGGTTGTTCAGTAAGTGATTCATCATAAACTCTGATTGATAATTCACCCATGTGATGATCTGGAAATCCGTTTCTATCAAGTGCTTCGCCCACTATTCCCCAGATTTTATGAACTTCGGCATCATTTAGATAGAGTGCCATGTTATAGTAGAATTCATTTTGCATTGTCAAGTCTCTCCATAATGTGTGAATCGAAAGGGAAATTTGGATGTTCTTTTCTTACATCCTCTGCCCATATTTTGAGTTGTTTATCTGACATTAAACTCAATTCTGGTTCATGTCTGTTAAGCACTCTGGGCAATTTAAACCTATGAAATTGCGTTGTGTTACACATTTTCATCCTCATCTACTGTGAAGCGAACATATGTTAATCCTTCTGTTTGCTGAACAAATGAAGCATCTAGGTCATTCTCTAAAACAAAATCAGTAATTAAACTTTCTAATTTTGATCTGGTTATGTAAGAAGTCATGTTACATCCTCTGGGTTAAATTGGTCATAAACTGTTGCTGTTAGTTGCATATCCCACAATTCTGGATAGACATTTTGGGCATTTAAGGCATCTGAAAAAATCTCTGAGATCAATTCTAGTTTCTCTGCTGTGAGTAGAGGATAGATGTCAAATTGTATTGGTTCTTTAGTTTTCATTAATCGTCATCCCCTTCTACTTCGATTCCCTTCATAAATTGACTTACATACTTGTCAAGTCTCTCTCTGATCTCATAACGTGGGAATGGGATTAAGTCATCATCCTCTCCAACATAGTAGAAAAAGGAATTAACATTTGAGATGAATGTTTCGAGTGCTACTTCGTTTTTAGTGTAACTCATTAGTCTGCTGTTCCTCCATAGTATTTGTAGTGGTCATCAATAGTTTCATCATTGTGGATGTAACCCTCGTCATCAACATAACCTGCATCCATGTAGTAGTCTAGTTGCTCTCTGAGAATTAATTGCTCTTCCTTGGTTAGTTTCTGAATGAAACCACCAACGACATCAGCAAGGAAATCTGAATCTTTATGTGCTTGTCTTACTGCGTCTCTGTTGAGATCAGATAGATTGATTTCAGATTTGGGTGTTCGAGGTGTAATCATAATTCTGATAGATTTTGTAAGAGTAAGAACTCATATTGGATGTCCTCATCTTCTGGGTCAACACCATCAACTACCCATTCTTGGAATAGAGCATGAGCATTTTCGTATTGCTCATTGGTTATTTGATGTGTAATAGACTTGAGAAGTGAGTCACCCATGTTGTCGATTAATGGTTGTCTGTCAATCATGAGTGGTAGTTCTCTTGTGTATGAACTAATTATAGTCTATTTTATGGTAGAATTCATTGTAATATGTGCGGTATTATTATTGGCACACTACCGAACATCCAAATTAAATGATAGAGTGGTTCTCTTAGTATCATTCTTTTGTAGGTGAACTCCATGACGTATAAAACTAGGAAATACTATCATATCCCCTTGACGTATCGGTGGATACATGATAGGGTCTTGCTTCATGATATGAGTATAACCTGAGATAGTATGATCTAGATTCATATTCTCAAAATAGAATTTAGCATCCTTCTCAGCATCATAGTTAATGAATATCACACCACTAAAATTGATGAACTCTGGAAATTGTATATGGTGATGTGGTTCTTGCCAATTACCTTGATTATATACATTTACCCAACTGTTAACTATTTTAATATTCACCTCAGGTGGAAAATATTGATATAGATATGGTGCTAAGAATTGTCCTAACTCATCAGGTGGTATTATGTCATTCTCATCAAAGAATGTTGTAGTTGTATCACAATTCCATTTATCCTTACTACTTGATAATAGATGAGAACAAGAATCAGTTAATTGTCCAAAAATATCACCATGATCTCTAATATGAACATGATGATATTTGATAGGGAATAAATCGTATGTATTCCTCATTAAATTGCTTCCCTTAGTCTTAAGTATGTGTTGGTAGAGGTTGCTAACTCTTTTGATTTAGCAGGTCTTCTCTCTCCCCATGCTAATAATACTTTCTTACCTTTATCCTTCTTCTCTCTTAATCCTTCGAACCTATCCTCATTTAATGCGTGCCATGCTCCATTTTTCTGAAGTGTGCAGGGTTGATTGATAGTTAGGATGATACCATCTAGGTCACATATCTCATAAAATACTGATTGACCTCTAGCATATGTGTTAACATTAGTAGCATTGCCTAGTCTCTCTTGTAACTTAGCATAATCCTTATTTGTTATGCTGAATAAGTAGTTTCCTTTACCTATGCACAATAAATGCTCATCAGATACAATACCAGTTGCTTTTAATAGTCTCTTGAGTACTAACTTATTATCAATCTGGTTAACTGCTTCAGATATAGTTTGAGCAACTTGCTTACCAATAGATTTGCAATCTGACTCCCATTGTGTCTTTACATCATCCCAGTATCTTGCTTGATCGCTATTGATGTAGAAATTACGAACTGCATCATTAATAGCATCTAATTGATGATAATAACCCAATAATTGTGGTGCAATTTCTTCTACTAAATTATCTCTTACTTCTCTCTTACTACCTTTAAACTTCTTACCTTGAGCATCCTTATAAATTCCTGGTGAACAATTAGTATTGTCAAATAAGAAATTATTTAATGTGCTGTTAAATGTACCTGAGCATACTTGTATAGAATCAAATCCATTTTTGTAGTTCTTAACTGATACTGATAACTGTTCACAATTATCAAATGTGATTAATAGATCACCTTTTAAATTCTTGTTTCTATACTCTGCATCTACACAAGTGAAGTAAAACTTTCTGTTAGGGAACTGATTAATAAACTCTGGTAATAGTTGATGTACTGTCTTATCAACATTTGTTTTATACTTAGATGCTAAGAACTTTGATAGAACTCCTCTCTCTGTACAATATGAAATCCACTCCTCTTCCTGAGTTGCCGAGCAATGTGAAATTGCCACGTCATGATTCTCTGCGTGCTTTTGTAGTTCTGAAGCAAGATAGATTTCAGCAGCATCTTGGATGTAGTGATCTGTAGATGAACCTGCTCCTCTTTTTGTTTTTGTCATTGATTCGCCTTTGCAAATAGTGTTTATTAATCTAACCAAGAATCGTTTTCTGTAATCTTGAGTAGGTCGGGATTCTTTCGAACCTCATGTTGATAGTCTAACTCTTTATACAACTTATTGAGCAACTTTGTAACATAAGTTGATCTCTCTAATTTGTGTGATAATGAGAGTAGTTCCTCAACGTGCTGTTTACATTTTACAAGTGTAAAACATTCTTGGGTTGATACATCTATTTTACTATCCATTTGCAGAATAACCTCCTTGTGTTGTGATACTAGGTGAACTGTCCTTATGGTCAGCGATTGCACCTAAACTGATTCTCATTTTATCATGCACATAAGGTGGATTCCCCTTATGTATCATGCTACTATCAAATACTATTATTCTACCTTGACGAAATCTCACTCTATCACCAGTTATAAATTCTGTATCACCTGATTCACCAAATGCGTGGTATATTATACTTGTTGCAGGTATGTGTCTATCATCATGTAATTGTGATTCCATATCAGGTGATTGAGCATTAACTAATAACCTATGAATATGTGATATGGGTTGATCTTTACATATATCTTTCTTTATACATTCACAAAAATAACTAAAGAACCAATAGAATGGTGATGTATCACTAAAGTTATCATCCCTGATAACAGTATTTCCCCAAAACCTAGCATCTTTATAATCACCATAAGGTGCATTATTATAGTACATAGGGCAATATTCAGTTATCCATTGTGCCACGTCATCAACAATCCAATCAGGAAAATATCCATCAATGACCTTGACACCTTTAATATTATATGTCATGATGCTTTTCTCCTATCAATCATTTCTTGTTGAGTTGGGATATACTTATTACCTGTTAACCTAAAGTTAGCAGATATAGTAATACGTTTATGATCTGATTTTTGCATACTTACTTGATGATGTTGGTAGGCAGGGAATATAATAATATCCCCTTCTTTAACCTCAGGAAACCATGTAGTATGTACTGGGTAGTATTTACTAAAGTTACCTAAATGTACCTTTTGGTCAGGATGATAAAATATAAAATTAGCATCCTCCTCAGGTATATAGTCTAAGAAATATGCACAACTAAATGTACAATCATCCCCACCTGCGTGAGTATGTACATCTTGCATATCTCCCTGATTATATACATTAATCCATGACTCAAACATACTTATTCTATTGTTAATGTCACCACCTAATTTCATGTGCATATCCATGAGACTATCTTGTATTGCCTTCTCAAATACATCCCATGAAAAATCTGTTAGATTTGTATTACTATCAAAACTAGATGATAGTTTACAATTCCACTCACTTGGATTATTTAATTGTGCATCATCTAATTCTTTAAGAAATAATCTCTTAATGTATTGATGACTTGGCACTTCTCCATGATAATAAAATCCTGGAAATAGTGCCTTAATGTCTCCCATTTATGTCACTAAAGAAACTGGTGGTTGTCCATCAACAAATATAGCATCAACAACTTTCTGTAGTCTCTTGATAATATGTTTAGTCTTAGGGTGTACTGGTACTGTTACATAACCTGTTGGTTTATTGTATAGTTTCCAGTTCATAGGTGCTAACTCACCTGAGTTGATTCTATTACGATCATCACTATCTAGTCTAATAACACGACCTATAGTCTGTGCCATTTCGACAACTGATAAGTAACGTAACATAATAGTATGAGTCAAACCAGATACGTTAATGCCCTCTGAAAGTATGCTGTAATGAAAGCATATAAAGGATATTGTAGCATCTTTTGACCACTCATGCAATGTTTTAAGGAACTCATGACGTGAGACTTTCTTGTCATTAACGTATGCACCAAATTTACTGGTAACGTGTAATACATTGATGTCTCTCTCTTTTAGTTCCTCTAAGAGTGAAGTATGTCCTAACATATGACCTAACACCTTAGAACTAGGAACTGATACCAATACCTTAAGAATACCATCATCATAAGCATTATCTATGATGTCTATTATACTATCTTGTGCAGGTTTTTCTGTATTAAATGGAACAATAGTAGGTGGTAGTATAGTTCCACTCTCTATTAATTCTTGTGCCTTTACATTGCAAATAGTATTACCATAGACATCAACATTATTCATACCTCTTTCATGCTTACGAGATATACGAGGTGTTGCTGTAAAGAAATAGTTGCGTGTAGCATATTCTGAGAAGTATTTGGTACTCTCAAAGAATGATCTCGCTACACTATTATGTGATTCATCATAATATACTGTATCAACCTCAACATCTAAACATTCTTGTATCTTGTGTAGTGAATGATATGTTGTAAATATGAGTTGATTATTAATGCTATTGTGAAACCATTGTGTGATCTCATCATGCTTAGTAGTATTAAGGTATTCACTCTTACCACTATGAACATGTAATACATCAGCATCACAATATTCCATGAAATCTCTGCATAGTTGTTGTGCCAATAATATACGAGGGGCGACTACAACTAAAGTCTGTGGGATGCTTTTTGAGAACTGGTTTAGAGCATCCTGTATCATAATATATGTTTTGCCTCCACCAGTAGGCACTATGATTTGACCTTTATCATCCGATACCATAGAGTCTAATGCCCTCTGTTGATGTGGTCGTAATGAAATAGTCAATGAATTAATAATGTAATAATTTAATTGTATCAATAAAAAAGCACCTGTGTAAAGGTGCTTGTGACAGTTATTTAATTGCTACTCTGTCAGGAACTTTGATGCCTGTATTCATAACAAAGTTAACTACAAATGCTTCTAGGTATATTAGAGGTAGTATAACAAAATCAATACCTGATAGTTTGGATAGATCAGGGGATGTTTTCTTTGGTTCTACCTTAATAACCTCAACCTTAGGTTTCGCAGGTGTTGTCTTGCGTGTCCTTCTCTTGCGAGGTGTTGTAGGTGTTGTCAATGTGTTAATAATAAAATGACGAGAGAAAACAAAAACGAAGCAACGATAACGTGGGTCTAACTTGTCTAGGTTTCACCTAGGAGACCAAATTTACGCTATGGGAATCGCTTACACCTGAACCCCTACTAACTTACTGGTCAAGAGGTGCTTCACTCAACTTTGACCTTATAAGCAAGGTGTGAGTACTAACTCAGTAATTGTGGTTTTAACTGCTAGTTAAATCTTTAGTCATCCTAATGACTTCACTTGTTTTCGGGCATAGCAACCAACTAAGTTGATCGTTGCTTGTTTTGTTTTCCCATTTATATATTACCACAAGGTCAACCCATTGCAATCACGCTTGTGCCAGTTTGTTGACCTGCCCACACTTACAATCGGGGCAATCGATCTCTGATCTGTAACCTTCCAGTTTATTCAGTAGGTTTCCCAGTTCTAAACCATTTTGACAATAGTTCCCCATTGTCTTGCGAACTGTATCAATCATAAGATCAGTTTCTTGCTGACTAAAAACATATCTCATAGTAGTATTGCTCCAATAATAAATCCTTTACCAAATGCTAGGCATAACATTTGATAGTCTGTTAGATTCCACTTAACTTGTATCTTCTTAGCAAGTGCTTTATCCCAATCTTTAATTTTAGTCAGGGCATTACCCAAGTTAAAATTATACATAAGTGTCCTCCTAAAATACTATTTATTCTCAGGTTCTTTACCAGTTATTTCTTTTGGCAAATCCTCATTTCCAGGATGTTCTCTTATATAACCAGTATAATTTTTCTTGTTGTGGAAATGGGTGTCCTCCATCCATAAATCATCCCATTGATGTGCATAAACTAATACTTTTACCTGTCTCTTGCCGTTCATAGTCTCTGGGTCATCCCACTCATGTGTAACGACAGTAATATATTGATCTGATATGAAATCAATATAACCTTCCTCTCCGTCAGGTGTCTTGACTCTCATACCCTTCTCAAGTGACTTGAGTATGTTTCTTAATTCCAATCTTACAGACTCCGATAGAAAAATAGGTGTACTCATAATTTTAGTAGTGAAGTTGGATTACCAAAATCACCCTTAAGAAATATATTAAATGCTAGTGAGTATCTCTCTCGCATTATTTGATTAGGTGTAACTAGATGCACTAAAGAACTGGGGAACATTACCACCATGCCATCCTTAGGTTGTATTGTCCATTGCTTACTATTATATAGATTACCTGTTTTGATACGAGGTGCAACCATACAATAAGATTGATCTCTGAATACTAAATCACCACATCTTTCATGTGTTTGTAGATAACAAATACCACTAAACATGCTGTTGCGGTGGGAATGGTCATGTGTTTTCTCTTGGAATTTATGTCTATTAATCCATGAGCAAGTATATGTTATTTCATGACATCTTTCATCAATTCCTAATACTTTCCATACATATTCTTCCACATGATATTGTAACCAATCTCTAAATTTAGGTAGTTTATTCAGAACATTCATTTCGAATGTCTGACTACCTTCTCTTGGTGCTTTGTGATACTCCCATCCCTCAATGTCTCTAATAATATTAGGCATTGATGGGTCTTCTGCAACATATACAGGGGATGAGAACAGAGGTATAATATCAGTTCTTACTGAAGTTCGCATTGATTAGAATCCTATTCTTGTGTTCACTTGGTGAATGACCAGTATGTTCTATCTTGCCATCAAATAATAATAGTCTATTCGCTTTCGGTTCTACTTGCCATGTAATTCCTTCTTCTTTTAGTAGGGTGTTACCATCACTATCATTAACATAGTATATACACACCCAATGTGGTTCTTTCTCATCAACGTGCCACCCATGTCTATACCCATTTGGATTAAGTATTGTCATGTCTGCTCTAACCCTCAAAACATTTGGGGCATTTAGGGCAGATTCCATCATTTCTACGAGGTGTGCAAATATGGGGTGTTCCTCAGCAGTTAACCAATGATTAAAACCAAATGCTTGTAGGTCATCATTACCATAGGTTAAAGTTTGTTGCATAAACCAAGGGAACTCCCATGATGTCATGTAATCATGTAGTTCTTTCCATTTGTCATGATCGAGGAAGTTATCCTCAATCTTCATGCTTGAGATGTAAGGCGGACGCAATTTCATCTATCAGTTCACGTTGTTCTTCTGGAAGTTTTCCCAACTTATTATACCATTCTTTTTGTAATAAGAAAAGTGCCTTAGTTAATGTTTGTTTATGCTTCTGCTGTAGAGTCAAACACTCTACTGCTATTGATGTCATGATGCCCCCACATGCGGATTAATACTATTTAGAATAGTTGATACGATTCCCGATCACTACACTCACACCTCTTAGGACACCAGATAGGTACTGATATTGAGAGTCTCTTCTTAGAGGGATATGCTTTGTGTAGTTTCCTTTGTGGCAAGTATAGCACATCTCCCGCTTTAAGCACAGTATCCAACTGAATTGTTAGTTCATCCTGACTTGGTACATGTGGGTACTCTTCTGTGCTTGGTATCAATGCACTTGCTCTGTTCTCATACACTACCCATCTAGTCTCACCATCCATCTGCATAATATAAGTTGGACCTTGATCCCAATGTGGATGAAATGATTTTGCTTGTGGTCTCGTACCTAAGTTCATAAAGATATGACAGTCAGCACACCCATCAAACCTAGTTTCGAATTCAGTTAATAGTTCTTCTACCTTACTATTACCATGACCATACTGTGATATATTTACTGTCCATCCTCTTCTTGCATACTCAAATAGATCAGTCTTCTTATATACTCCCTTAAAGAACCATGGTTCTTCTACTGTCTCTAAATCTATTCTCTTACCATCATCACCTAATACTGTAGTGATGTAATTCCATGGGGCATTTAGGGCATTTTCTGCATCCTCCCATGTGACTATCTGACCTACAGCATTATGCCATACTCTAGGTTCATCATTATATTTGTAGACCTCAGGGTCAAGAAATTCGTAGTTTAAAATTGACATTCATTGCAATCCTAATACCCTGTGTAGGTGATGATGAAGCATGGATCTCTGATCCATCAAATACTATCATCTTACCTTTAAGTGGTGACTCTCTGTGAAGAATTTTATGATCCTTATCAAAGAAAAATGTATCACCCTCTGCTTCATTGACATAATATAATGCAGTAGTGTGATCGAAATCATAATCTGTATGTGGTGCATGATGTAGCATACCATCTGGATAGCATAGTCCTAATCGTACACGATATATGTCCTGTACTCTTGCATCACATTTATCTGCAATGCAATATAATGCACTCTCAAATAGTCCTGTCTGTTCACTAACAGGTTCATACTCATCTATTAATTGATGAGAGAATGACTGTGCCTTGATACCATCATGACTGTCTGCAACTTGATAGGTAGTATCATCCAACCAATACCATGGAAATGTAGGGTTACGACAAATACTGTCCAGTTGATTAACTATAGGTTCTGGTAACGTATTAAAAACGGATTTCATATTGCCTCCTATCACTTGGTACATCACGAGGATATGCACATGGTATGCTCATACTTAATCTCTTACCACCTGGAAATGGTTTATGGTATGTTCTCGCAGGGAAATACATTACATCACCTGGTTCTAGTGTAACGTCAAGATCGACTGTTAATGTATGTCCGACAGTATCTGGACTGTATGGATTATCATCCATCTTAATTAATGCACTACACCTCTCTTTATATACTTGCCAGTGTGTCTCTCCTTCTAACTGACATATAAAATTAGGTGGGAGATCCCAATGTGCAGAGAATGATATGCCATTTGGTTTAGCATTACCAAATATATGTGCATCACAGTTACAATCGTACCTGTCCTCTATATTTTCTAATAGATTATCTACTGCCTTATTATAATGTCCATACTGTTCTATAGTAAATGTTAATCCCTCCTCAATACCTTGGAACAGTTCTTCCTTAATAGGAAACTTATCTTCATACCATACCTCAAACTTCTCAGTAAGGTCTAGTCTCCTACCATCAGTATTGAGCAAGCAACATCTATAATGCCATGGGTTATTCATGCACTTGGTTACATCATCCCATGTACAATACTGTTCGGGATTCTTTAATGCACCTTTCCAGACTCTTGGTCTATCATCTGTCTGGAATATATTTGGATTTAGAAATGGTAAATTAAGTACTTCCATGAATGTCTCCTTCACTTAGATCTAATGGAAACCCACTAAAATTTATACTAATAGCAATGCGTTCATCTTTGCCATTTGGTTGTGTCTCATGATATAACCATGATGGAAATATCACATAATCATATGATTTTGCTTCATATGTATAATGTTTCTTATCGTTAATAAAACTAGATTCTAGAGGTGACATACCCCAAATAGTTTCTAGTGGATCACGAAATAATAAATGACCATAGTCAGGGTTCTTCTTAAGATAATATACACATGATACATGTGACTTACCTCTACCTGCTGAGTGATTATGCTCTGATGTAGTATCTCCTTCGAAATGCTGATTCGACCACATACTGTCAATATACATGTGGAAGTCTCTGCGATAATCAAGAGTATTATCCCAGTAATCATGTACTTCATCTAACATAGGCATGGTTAACCAATCAAATGTAGGTGATTGATACAATTCCATTCCTTGTTTTAGTTCACCAGTTGATTTACCTGATTCACCTGCCCATACACCACGATTAGCAACTGACCATGCTTCATCTAAGAATGATAGTGATGCTGTCAGTTGTTCATCAGTTGGTACTATCGTTCCCGTCGCTACGGGTATGGAGAATAGTTGTTCTATCATGTGATTTAATAATTTCAGACATATCTCTCTTGTTCCTATTTGGAATCAAGTTAAATGAGATACTAATACGATCTTCTTCAGTCTCGTTCTCTCTCACACCATGTGAGACCCATGCAGGAAATACCACCAATCGACCTTCTTTCGGTGGGTATGACATGGTTGCATGTGTATGTGGTGCTTCTGCTTTACTCAAATCCTCTGCTAATCCCAGAGAATGAACCACATATGCTTCCATAGAATTTTTATGGAATGTAATACTACCTGCTTCTCCTTCTTTTGGTACTTTAACATAAAATGCACCAGACATCAATGCACCAGGATGTGTATGCACCTCATTATATCCTCCCTTGTTATTAATGTTGATCCATAAATTAGCAAACTCTAGTGTGGTAACACATGACTCAAATGAATCAAAACATTTATTACCAAAATCTTTAATAGTTCTTGCTAACTTACCAAACTCATCATCTTCCTCCTTACATAATTCCTCACCAAAAAAGTCAGGGGACTGATAATTCAGTAATCCCCTGTTGCTCCTTTCTTTTGTGGGCATAGTTTCAGCAATGCCATAACATATGTCTTGCATTACTTTTATATCAATATCTAAATCAGTCCACCATATAGGAGTGGGAAAAATATAATCAAGATTCATCATCTAGGTTAAGCGATTAAGTTCTTTATTCTCCTCTCCTTCCCAATCTGCCATTTTACTATAGTCTTTCTTTTTATTTGGATCTGAAAATTTAGATGAAGTTGCTACTTTAATCTTTGCTCTTTCCTTCTGCATTTCGTCTTCCAACCATGGTTG